CAACGAGGGCGGCGCGGCAGTTGTGGCTCAGCGCCCGATCGTTGCCCTCGCGGCAGAGGCGGATACCGCCAACATCGCCAGGGTCTACGTCCTCGCGAACTTCTGACCTCCGCTGCCCCGTCATACGGGCACCTGCCCCCGTCCGCCCGCAAGCGGGCGGGGGTTCCTTCTTAGGAGCACCTTATGCCCCAGTCCGACTTGAAGGAACTCCGCGAGTTCGTGGCAAATGTGTTGGACTACAATCCGACCAACCCGACCTACGCGAAGCAGGTGGATGATCTGCTGAATCAAGCCGATCGCGTCATCTGTCAGGAGAAGCCGTTCACCTTCATCAACCGCGTAAAGGATGTGCCCGTCTACAAGGATGTCGCTTTTACGGCGTTAACATTCACCAACGGTACACAGGTGGTTTCTGGTCCGCTGGGCTCCTTTCTCGGCTGGATGGCTGGGCAGGAGATTGAGGTTACAGACTCGACCGGCGCTAAGAGAACATTCATCATCAACAATGTCGTTGCGTCTAACGACCTGCGCATCAACGAAGACTGGACAGACGCAACCGGCGCGTATGCCGCGACCATCATCAACCGCTACATCGACCTCCCCGAAGACTGCACAACGGTGCTCGGTGTGGCCCGTCGCTCTCAGACCCGCACGCCGGATGACCCCGGCCTGTTGGAAAACCTCGCGCGATACGAGGATGAGTGGTGGAACCTCCCGCTGGGAGAGACAAACCTGCCGATCTACTGGATCTTCTACGACCCGTTTCATCTGCGCGGGCCTCGTCGGAACTTCAACCTGAGCACGGCCGTTGCTGTCGGACGGGGCGTTCGCACCATCGAGTTCACCAGCACCCTCGTCTTCGCGGGCCGTGAGTCGGCCCACGGCGAGATCGTGTCCATCACCGCGCAGGACAACCAAGACATCGTCCTTACGCCTTTCGCGCAGACGACCAACTCGGGCCTCTACAAGCGGTACTACTGGCGCAGTACGCAGTATGGCTACCATGCGTGGCGCATCCTCGAGGATCCGCTGACGCTCGGCGCGATCATGCAGATTGAGCCCGCTGATGTGGCCGCGCGCACTTACTCGCTGTCGGTGACGACGCTCACCAACTCGGAGGCCCTGTTCGATGATGCCCGCCTGTTGAACCCGGATGGGTTCCGTCAGCGCATCCGGCTGTACCCGCGCCAAGACAAGGACTACATCTTCCAGATTCGCTACATGGTGCGGCACCAGACGATGCAGGAGGACAACGATGTCTCCCTCATCCCGCCTGCGCACCGCATGATCATCGCGTACAAGGCGCTGGCTGATGTGCTGGTGAAGCACAACAACCCCGCGCAGGCCGAGTTGTTCCGCAAGCGGTTTGAGGCCGAGCTTCTGCAACTCGAAAAGCGGTACTTGATCACTCCCTCTCGCCGCATTGTGAAGGGGAACTGGCTCACGAACATGGAGCCGAACGCCTTCAATCGGTACACCACTTTGGTGCATACATGAAGGGTCAGACGCTCCAGATCCGCGTTGTCGGTGGGATGGAGCAATCCCTCCCGCAAGACCCAGTCAACGCCAACCTCATCGAGAACTGGGCAGTTGACCGGGCCACGCTCGGCTTGTCGAGCCGCGTTGGCTACGAAAAGTACCGGCCGGACCCTGCCGATGTCTGGGCACCCTTCGGCGCGCTGGGGCGAATCGACAGCCTGTATGTGATGCAGTCGTCCGTGTCGGGCGCTCGGCAAAGCATCCTGTTCGAGAGTGGCGGCAGCCTTTTCCTGTACTACGAAGTCGGGCAGGCCAATGTGCTGCTGAACCTGCGCGGTCGGGCCGTTCCAACCGCGACAGACACGGCCTCGGTCTACGCGGAGTACGGCGACCGCGTGGTGATTACCAATGGATACGACGCTCCGATCGTGGTGAGGCCGTGGCCTTTGCCCCGTTCTGCGGAGATCACCGCTTCACAACTGGCTTCACTGTCCAGACCTGTCGGATGGTACGGGCTTCCCAATCAACCAGATCCGCTCAAAGTTGCGATTGTCAACGGGTCCGTAACGCCCGTCGAATCGACCCGTGACTTTACAGGTGAAAGCACGACAAACTGGTATCCGTCGAATCCACTGGCACTCAGCTTTGCCAACATCTTCGGCACGGGCATCAACCGGGGCAGTTCACCCACCGAAAGCGCGGACAACGCCTTTGAGTTCCGCGTCAGTTTCATTAGTGACACGGGCTCCGAGAGTCCGCTGTCCCGCCCGTGCGAGGTCAGTTGGGAGATCCCTCCGGGTGAGGGAGGCTACCGTTACGCCCCGACGATCCGCATCCCGCTTGGCCCTCCGGGCACCGTGGCACGGCGCATCTACTCCAGCCTCAACGACGAGTCGGAGTTCTTCTTTCTCGCCGATTGCAGGAACAACATCGAAGAGATCTTCCACTGCTTCCGCCGTAGCAACACGCTCAGCGTTCCGGCCCCGGCTGCCGAAGACAGCAGCATCTTCCCTGCTCCGCGTGCTCGGTGCTGCGCGATCTTCAAGGACTGTCTGTTTCTCGATGGCGGCGTGGACGAAGGCAACCGCCTCTTCTTCTCAAAGCCGTCGTTGATTGACCAGTTTGGCGTTGCCGACTACATCAGCCTGTCTTCGGGCGGCGGCTCCATCACCGGGCTCTACCCGTACTACAACAACCTCATCATCTTCCGCGAGTCCGCGATTGATGTGCTCACCGGCAGTTACCCCACCTTCAGCGTGCAGACCGTCACGCGACAAGTGGCCTGCCGAAGCCCGCAGACGATCGACGCGGTCCCCGGCAAGGGCGTCTTCTTCCTTGCGTTGGATGGCGTCTACTGCATGAAGGGCGGGCTTGACGGCGGCTCCGTCATGGAGCTTGAAGATGTGGGCGCTCCGCTGTCAGATGACCTCGAACGGCTGACCCAAGAGTGCGCGCCTCGCGCGGTGGGCAAGTACAGCCCGACAGAGAAGGCATATCACCTGTACTTTCCGGCAAACGGCAACGATCGCCCGAACCTCGGTGTGGTCTACCATCTGGAGAAGGAAGGGTGGAGCATCCGTTCTGGCTTCCCTGTGGGCTGCATTGATCGCCTGCACAACGGCACCCTCATCTTCGGGCACCACACCGGCAACCCTTCGAACCAGAACCTCGAAGCTGGGCTCTTCGTGTTGTCGAGCATCCGCAACATGGGCGGCGCGCTGGTGCAGGACGCCTACACTCCGGGGCCGCCTCCCGTTTCCATCTACGAGAGCGCGTGGCACGACTTCGGGGATGCGCAGGTCAAGAAGCAGGTTCAGTACCTGACCCTCTGGATCAAGACGACGGGCAGCGTCAACCTCCTGATCGACGACTTCAAGGACTTCGAGTACACGCCCTCTGGCAGCGACACACGCTTCGTCGCGCAGCCGCCAGATCAAACCCTTCAGCCCGTCTTCGGCACCGCGATCATCGGGACGGACCAATGGCAAGACACGCGGCTTGTGTGTATTCGTGTGCCCATCGCGCAGCAGTCCTGTTCGTGGTTCAAGTTCAGGCTCACCACGACGGACGATCTCTTGCTTGTGGGCTATGAACTTGAATATGTGGCGCGTGGGACCAATGTCATCGCCGGGAGAACCTGATGAAGCAGTGGACCCAACACGACGCGCGGACCAACCAGACCGTCGAGAGCGGGCAGTTCAACGCGCAGCAGCGCGCTTCTCGCTCCATGATGACTGGCCTTGATCGCACGCAATACCCAGACGGCTGCTTGACCAACGCGCAGGTTACTCCGACCGCGCTGCACCAGTGCTACATCTTCTCGCCCTGGAACACTGGCGTGGCCGGCGCGCTGGGCGAACAGACAGTTAAGCGAGCGGCAGGCGCGGTGACGCTGCCCTCCCAGTGGCGAGCGGTGAACTACGACAACTTCGGGAGCGGCTGGCTCACGGCCTTCGAAGCGTCGTTGGGCAACTTCAAGGGCGGCAATCTGCTGACCGAGTGGTACGGATGCAGCGCCATTCAGCAGTTCTTTGCTTGGACCGAAAACGCAAACTACGGGTTTGGCGCGCGGAACATCGCGAACGAACACTTCATGGGGCTTCGCATCCTCTACAACGGTGTGATCATCGCAGAGCGCATCGGGCCGGCAAAGAACATGGACTTCTTCTCGATCTCGGGCGCACAACAGATGCCCTCGGGTCCGGTGGTCTTGACGCTCCAGTTCAAGCCCACCGCCGCTGGCCCGGATGATGCTACGCAAGACCTCATCAGCGGCGACTTTCTCATGCAGGCGCACCTCTTTGCCAACCGCGTCATCGCGATCGGACGGTTTCGATGAGCCGCATCACACGCGGGCCAGTGTCAGCAGGTCAGACCATCACGACCACTGATCTCAACGGGGCGTACAACGACTTCAACCAACCCGGTGCGCTGAACGAGGACAACACGCGCGATCAAGCGTTTGACCTGCCGCACTTTCAGAATGTCGTCATCGTCAAGAACTCCGAAGTGGACATCCTGGGCAACGCAGGGATGCTGCACAACGCGCCGATCACGGTCTGCCCGTCTTCGACAGTGTGGCCTCCGACCATTCAGCCTGTGCAAGACAGCGTTGGCAACCAGACTGTGCTCTCCTTTGCGCCGAACGGA